TGCATTTTAATTTCGCCCAGGTTATGGGTGGTTCGTATATGCAAAGGAGAATCATGAATAACACAGAAAAGATATGTACTCATGATTATGGTGATAAGAGTATTTTGTTGTCTCTGGGCATAGAGGCTAGGACTGGTATGTTTAGGCGCGTGCATGATGTCGAGTGTGATATTCCGTTTGATTGGGCAGTGAGGGAGGATATTGAGATTATTAATCTCAAGGATGCCATTTTAGTTGATGGTCGTCCCCAATTGGTCAATAACAACAGGAAAGAAAGATATCGAACGCTCATGTGTTCATTGCCCGGTATTAACGTTGGGCCTTTTGTTGAGTTCGCCGACTCTACAAACAACGTTAACCATGCGGTTAAAAGGCTTATCGGCGCACGAGAAAATGAGATTGGTTATAGGTGGAATTCAAAAGCCTTATGGGTGGCCGTGCGGGATTCAATTCTCGGCCATCCTTTGGAAATTGATCCTGACCATTTCTTAGTTGAAGTTAGCAATAGAATGTCAAAGCATAGGTACGTTCAGCGGAATCATATTGAAGTTAGGTTTTTAGCTCACGTGCTTGATGATGATGTCCGACATTTTGTTGCTGAGAAAACAACCGGTCTCATACGGGATTGTAATTATTCTATATTAACTAAAGCTGTTGACGTGTTGTGTGAGGTCCGTGATTGGGCTTATTACGAGGGATATAAGAGTATGATGACTTTTTTCGAACCATTTTATGGTCGAAATTGGTGCTCGAATATACCTCACGTTAAGCGTAACGTAAGGCGCAGTTACGTCAAGGGTCAGCTTCTGAATGAGGATAGTAACAATATGGTTCGCCGGTTAAATGCCTGCGTTAAGCGGGAGTTGGCGAAAGTGGGTAAGCCGCCACGACTTTATGTGGCTTACGGGGAGGGACCTATGTATGCTAATGAGCTGCCTGAGTATGTTAAGGTTTGCTTGGATGGCTACAGGTCTTTTGTTGTGAATGATGTGCCTTTCACTATATATATTATGTCAAAACCTAAGGAAAATTCGTTGGTTGACGCCTTCAACAACTTGTTGCAAGCAACCCAACATGATGGGGTTTTGTTCGTTATTTATAGTGATGATAGTTGTATGTCTGGTAGACTAAATGGTGTGAGTTTTATGTGCAATATGGATATAAGTTCCAATGATTCTTCCCAAGCCGATTATGCCTTTGGAGTTGTTACAACCATGTTGGGCAATTTTCACAAGGAAAGGGCTCTTGGGTTATTGGATCAGTGTTGTAAACCCATACATGTGCGGAGTCAGTCAGACAAGGAGGCAGGTTACACGATACAGTACCCGGGGCCATTTGAGGGTTCTGGTACGGTTTTGACCACGATTTTGAACCACGTTGGTTCATATGGCGTTTGCTCTGCCATAGCTTATTATTTAAGTGAGCTCAGGGAGGTTAATGAGGACTCCCTGCAAGAAGCTGTTATGTTGGGTGGTTTTATGGTGGGTCACAAGTTGACCTTGGACTTTTGTGGTCCTGTTGGGTGCCCCACCGTTGAGAAGCTTCAATTCCTCAAAAGGTCGCCCCTTTACGACCTACATGGCCAGTTGGTGCCATGTTTAAACATGGGATGTTTGCTCCGGTCCTTTGGATGTGTTGATGACGATTTAATGCCTAATCAATTAGGTGTATCGTCGCGTGATTTTCAGAAGATGGATAACGGGCAGCGTATGGACCATTTCCTATCATCCGTTGTTGCCGGATGGGTTCATGAACCAAGCAACAGGGTTATAGACGCATTGCGTCAACGCTTCGATCGTCCGGGTAAAGCCGAGGTTATTCAATTGAATACAATTACGACCGGGGAGTATGATTTTCGCAATGTTGTTATTGATGAGAACTCTTTATGTCGACGCTACGACATACAGTCCACTGATATATGTGCACTCGCTGAGGCCTGTGCGAATTTGCTGCCTGGCTGTGAGTTTCCAACTCATGCCGCCGCGGCCTTTTATCATGTGGATTATGGCGTCGGATATATTTAGCATCTTTTAGCCCAAGCCCTGC